GTGATGCAGGCCGCAGCAATGAGTGCCACGGCCCAGTCTTTCACTTTAGGCTCGTAAAGATGATTCCGGCCATGCTGGTCAGCATGATGCCAGAGACCCCAAGCATGATGTTTTCTAGGCGTTTAATCCTGGCACACAGCATCTCATAGCGCAGTGTGCAGACATCAACATGGGAATTTAATTGGGCTTGAGTCGGGTCCATTATGGTGACTCAGGCCATGTGATAGTCCAAGGGAAACCAGTCTGCAAAGGCACATCTCTTAATGCTTGGCAGTAGTCTTTCCATGCTTGTGATGGAGTCATATCGCTACGAAATCTCCAATCAGTCTCAGACAACTTAGTGTCTCTGGTAGCACGAACACTCTTAGCCTGCTCAGCATCTTTAGTGGCCTTGTAGACAGTCTCATGCTCAAGGGCTGTGGTTGTTACGCCCTCAACAGTAGTATCGGTAAAGACAGGGCCAAGCACATACTTTGTGTACCACTTACCATCTACTTGCTCTACACCAGAGGCTTGAGAGTATTGGTAAACAGTACCACCTGTTGCTTGTGCGCCTTCAAAGACTACATCAGCACCCAAAGCAGTTAAGACTTCAGTTGTTGTTATGTCCCATGATGGGCCACCATTGGCTTTTGTGTATGCACGAAATTCTGCTTCGTACATTACTGCGCCTGTTTGTGTTCGTATTTGCATGGTAATTCCTTACGATATAGCCAAAAAGATAAATGTGCCACCATTGGCGTTGATGGCGGATGGCGCAGTTGAACTAATCTCAAACCCTGCGCTGTATGTGTCAATGTAGTCGGTGTTTGTTACTTCAGCGGCTGTGCTGTTCAAGAGCAAGTAAGGGTCATTGCCCGACACAATGCCTCGTGCTGAGTCCCAGATGTACCAGTCGCCAGTGCTATCAGTGCGTTTAATCATTACAAACCGGCTACCTGCTGTAAATCCACAATCAATTTGAAGTGTTGTTCCTGTGCCTGTGTATGAGCCTACTTTGGAAACGCCTGCAAGGGTTGCAAATAGGTAGGAAATATATGTAACTGTGTTAGTGTTAACTGCCGCTTGTGTAGCTAAACTAAAAACAGAAGTTGTTGGAGTTGTACTATTCCAATAACCCCCTCCTAAAGCCGCATTAGTCAAATTAAGCAATATAGCATTTGCATTACCTAAAGCAGAATGATAAACAGCCCAATTATCACCAACACTCCTATTTCGAATAATCATCAACTCAGGAACTGCCGCAAGGTTATGCGATACAGTTCTTGCGCTTCCAGTCCCTGTATAGGCAACAACATCAAAGAAACTAGGGGCACGTCTAAATAAATAGTTTATAAATGTGCTTCCACTTGCATTTGTAATTGTTGATGTTGTTCCTACTTTGACACCATCCATTACATCCCAAGGATTAGCTTGGAGTATGGTTGTCCCTGCCGCCACTTCAGCCGCTGTAGATGAAGTAACAAGATACCCTGTGCCTGTAAGTCTTGAAGAAATTAAAGATGCAACTGCTGAACCACGATTTTTAATTAAAACAACATCATCAGTCTGACCACCAGTAACAGTTGCATTTGCACCAGTACCACTTCTAGCAGATAAACCAAACACACTTGTCCCACTCGTAGGCACTTTCATCGGGCCTCTACGAATGGCTATGTAGATGTATGGCCCTTCAGCAATACCTTGAAAATCAAATCCAGTTGCAGTTGGAGTGCCAAGGTTGTCAGCACCAATCGTTCCATACGCCTCTGCATCACTTGTATTTGGTTGCAATGTCAATGTTTGGCTAGTTGGGCTATTTGTCCACCCACGCATATTGTCAATAATGACCCAACTTCTTAGTGGGGCAGCATCTACCCTTTTTACCAAAACCCATTGCGGTTCATAACCAAGATTAACAGTTGCTAAGCCACCTGCATCAGCGGAAAATGTCCCACAAGTAATAGCGTTCTCTGAACCAGTTGACCCAAAGCCTCCTGCGTTAGAGGCAAACAAATAAGCAACATAAGTGTTGCCTGCACCATTTACTTGACCGCTTGCACCCAAAGTAAATTCAGTTGATGTTGGGCTTGTGTTGTTCCATCCTGCGCTTGTTGTCTGGGCGGCAGCAGTGGTGTTTAAAAACATTCTCTTAGTATTTCCAAGTGATGTGTGATAAACATTCCAATCTGTTGATGAATCTGTACATTTAACAAAAATGCAACCTGGAACACTTCCAAGGTTATGAGAAACAGTAAGACCAGCAGAGCCTGTCCCTGTATAAGTCACAACATCAAAGAACTTTGGTTGCTTGCGGAATGTCCATGAGGCGTATGTGTCTCCATTCCAGTTCCAATCACCAACAGATGTGTCTGCCGTTAATGAAAAACCTGTGGTGTTAAACGCAGAAATAATTGATTCTGTTGTTTGAGCAAAGGTGGTGTTGGACGATACAAATTTGTTGCCGCCTCTAGCCGTGTCAATCAATAGATGCGGTGGAGTTGCAACCCTGTCCTTAATCCACACCAAGCCACCATACGTTGATAGGTCAACACCATTTGTAATGCTTCGTGCAGATCCGTTGCCTGTGTAAAGGTATGTGCTAAACACTTCCTCAATGTAGTTAGGAACAGCAGGAACACCGCCACCAAAGGCATCGTAACTAGCCGCACCAGAAGTTGCTTGTAATGGCATTAGAACCTCCAACCTTTGCTCAAATTCTCGTGAGCAGTTATTACTTGTAAATTCCAAGGAACGTGCATACCAGCTACGCCTTTGCCGTTAATTGGCACAATGTGGTCAACATGGTGTTTTATACCAGTTTGGATATACCTTGCTTCAGAAACATCGTACATCTCTTGAATCATGGCTTTATCAATGGCTGTTAACCAAGAGGGTGTAGCTGAGTCCTGATCCGCCCTACGCCTTGCTCTAGCCGCAACATAACGCTCTTTGTGGGCTTTATAGAAGTTGCTTTGATAATCAGGATTACGCTCAAGCCAAGCCTTAACTGCTTTTTGTCCATAGGCTCTGATTTTCTCAGGATTAGCTTTTGCCCATGCTTTATTTTGTTCTTGCACTTTCTCAGGATTGTCTTTGCGATACTGTTTAGCATAAGCACTTCGTTTATCCCTATTTTTCTCATCGTATCTTTTGTTGGCGGCGGCTTGCTTTTCGGGATTCTTAATCCTCCATTCACGAGCATACGCACGAGTTCTTTCTCTGTATTTCTCAATGTTTGCTTGTCTGTTTTCACGACCAGCTTTAACACGACAAACCCGACAAGTGCCGTAGTGTTTATTCCTACGCTTGTCCATTTGGAATTCATCCAAAGGTTTGTCAACATTACATTTTTTACAGATACACATGATTAGGCTTTGAACTGTGTATTAGAGGCAAGTACAGTAAAAGTAGCACTTCCCGTTTTTACCAATAAATATCTGTAGCTATCAATGCCACTAGCATTACCCGCAGTAGGCGCACCACCTAGCCACCTAGTAGTGACTCCAGATGTAGTGCCATCAACTTGCACAGCAGAGTTATAGTAAGCAGTAGAGCCTTGAGTAACCAAGAAAGCCACAGTCATTGATTGACCTGTACTCATCAAAGTATTCAATGAAGTACCGCTAGAGCCTCTGAAGTTAACAGTCCAGTTAGCACTTGCGTTGCTGGTGTAGTACAAAACAGACTGAGTTGTAATGTCGTAGTTAATCGTGCCTGTGGCTGCTGTTGCAGATACTGTAGCTACCTCTGCTGCATCGTTTAGAACAATGGCTGTTTTGCTGCTAGAGCCAGAAAATGTGTTTGTGCCTGTAAAGGTCTGATCTGCTGACAGTACAGCATCACCAGTGGCAGCAGCTGCAAAACCCAATGTCCCAGAGCCGTTTGTCTTCAAAACATAATTGGCTGTGCTGTCAGCCGTGGGCAATGTGAATGCAGTGACAAAGCTCTGCAAGTTGGAGTCATAGGCCAGCACATCAGTGCCAATGGCCACGCCAAGCGCTGTCCTGGCTGCTGATGCAGTAGCGCCACCAGTTCCACCTTTTGTGACCTTTAGCACTGGACCAGCATCAAACAATGCGTCAATTGTGTCCAGATCGGTATTGATCTTCGTTCCCCAGGTGTCGGTGGATGCACCGACTTCGGGTTTGGTCAGCAATAGATTCGTGGTGGTTGTATCAGCCATTTTTCACCTCATGCGGCAATTTGCCAAGATTCAC